AAATCGATATATCAGCGCTTACTGGTGCAGAATCTCCAGCCAGTGAATTAATCGAAACATCACCCGCCATTGCGACCTGGACCTCCTTTTGAATCCCTGCAAGCGTGTCTAAGACTGTTGCACCATCTCCGCCCTGGCAATATCCTTCGATTGTTATATTCAAAGTCGCCTGCACGGACCTTGACCCGGCAGGGCTCAAGGTCTGCATCTCGATTTCTTCCTCTGAATCGTAAACCAAGAGACAAGGAAGTTTCGATTCTTCAACCGGGTAAACCCGCCCTTCAAAAACGTTGCTTCCGGTTGTACTTAATCCCGTCACATCAGAAACGATCCTTTCCCGAATTTGTCGCCTTAAATGATTCGCCATCTACTGCTCTTCTAACACTAAAAGCGTTGTCCCCTGGTATCCACTACCCGAATCTTTTTGAACCCCTACAATGGCGTAGGTGACGCCACTTATGACGATCGCGTCACCATGCGCCACACTTGCGACGTCTGAGGAAATCGCAAGCGCGGTTGGCGTGTTGCTCTCGACGTCCCGTTCCCCCGTGTCCAGGGGAACGGAATTGAATGGATTATCGAAAAGCACGTTGATTGTTGAAGCACTTCCGCCATCTGGCGTATAGCTTGCCGCAACTCCAAAATCATCAATTAAGAAGAAGTCAGAAAGATCATCAGCGCTTTCAATTCCCATCTACTCGTCCTTTTTTGAACGTCCCTTTTTCCTCGGTTTGTCTTCGGACAATTCAGCACGTCCCTGATTAATCATTTGACGTCCGAATTTTTCAGGAACTTCAAGAGTAGTTCCTTTTTTAACGTCTAGCCCATCCCAGACAAACCCTCGGATTGCTTTTATTTCCATATTCGACCCTTCGGCTGAATGGGATGCTGACCCAACCAGGCCAGCACCCGTTTTGGTATCCAACATCAAGGATTATGGATTGGATGTTCTGCTGAACGATCCAACATGCTCCACGTTGCAATCTGCATCGACAAAAACAAGAAGACGAGTCCGCCCGTCATCAAACTCTTTGTGAACGGCGACATCGATACCCGGGCTCCAATAGCCGATCAGGAGCGAGGACCAATCCCCAAAGATTGCGTTGTTTGCACCTGATGCGCCAAGGTCTTTTACTTGTGCAGAAATGTAAGCAGGGAATCCATCGATTTCGTTATTTTCCATAACGTATCGACCAGAACCCGAATCTCTACTTCGTCCTTTTGCATCACCTGCAAGCGTCGGATGGATTGCATATGCCAAATTACCAAAATAAGCATTTGCAGACATAACATCCGATTGAAGCTCAATTGCTTCTGCCCATGTAATTTGATTGATCGTTGCTAATGCAACTGTCCCAACTCCAGATTGAGCACCGCATCCGGTTGGACTATTCGAGGAACCGTCTCCGGTCATTGCCGCCTTATCAAGTGCCAATGCACAGGATTGGCTTATCTGACGGGCAACCATGGATTCGACATCCATACTGCTCTGCAATCTGAGCTGGCGTGACAAATCTACGCGAAGCCCATATGTCTTCAATTGAAGCGTTACCTGGTCATATGACGGAGTAACATCCCCGGCATCCGCAGATTCTGCTAACCATCCGCCTGTGATTGCTTCATCACGCCTTGGAAGCTTCAGAATCCCGTCAAGGTTACGCAAAACAGTTGCGCCAGCGCGGACCGTCACCATTGCATTATCGAGATATTCGATGAATGAACTTGCATCCAAAATCGTTGGAACAAGGTTCGCACCATCTCCTGATCCTGCCTGAAGTTCGCGTGTTCCATAACGCAAAGGCGTTTTGATACGTCGATCATTCAAAACCTCATTAGGAATATAATATCCCCGTGGAGCCTTGTTCTGCTTCTTTTCAGCGGCAAGACAAGTATCGATTTCAAACTCTGCTTCGCGTCTGAATCTTTCCGATCCAGGTTTCGACATATGGTTGATTAGTTTCATCCAAGAAAACCGTTTGGTTTCTTTATTAGTCATCCCAATATCTGAATGTTCCTTCGGGCGTTTCTGAATCCGTGTCAGGATTTCTTGTGCAAATTCACCTTCAGATTTCCCATCCTTTATATACTGCTCTGCAAGTTCGGTCTCTTTATGCTCCCGACCATAAGCCTCAATTTCGCGGATGCGCTTTTGCTCCGCTTGTCCTGCTTCTTTTATTACTGCGTCCATATCAACGGCGCGTTCTTGTACTTCAACTTCCATGTTAGGTTTTTTCTTTTTGGGTAATTCGATTATTTCGGTTTGAATCCGTGTTTCTCCTTCGCGTCCGACGCCGATACTAATATCAGCCGGAACCGAAACTATTGAGATTTCATGCGGTTCAAAATCGGTTACTCGATACTCTGGAGGATTGTCTTTGGTTTGTTCCATCCGGTGTACTGCATAACCTACCGAAACATTTTTTAAGATACCGTCCATGACGTCTTGAAAAACCTCATCTGCTCTTTCCGATTTCCCAAACCGAATTGATGCACGTCCGATTTTCTCTTCTATCTTGGCACTTTCCACGACACCAATCGGTTGATCGATATCGTGATTAAATAAGACCGGGGCCGAACTGTTCAGCCTTCCCAGGCGAACGCTTTCAGGCTTATGGTCTAAGATTTCCGATCCAAAACTCCGTTCCACCGGAGCTTCAGACGAAAAGCTAATTTCCAACGTCCGCGATTCCGCGGTTATCGTTGATTCTTTGACTTCAAGAATTCGGGTTAAAATTCCTGTTTCAATCGTTTTCATTTCCATTTTCTACCTCGATGGTTTCTGTAGCTGACGGGTTTACTGGTCCGGTTAGGTTCAAGCCCAACCCTTCGGCGACGTCTTTTTCTGCGGCAAGTTCTGCAAAGATATCAGTCCATTCCTCACCTGCTTCGGCGGTTATTTTTCCGATAGACGTAACACCCATTTGAAGGGCCAGTTCTTTTGCTTTCAGTTCTTTTAATGGATCGACATATGACCAGCCACGCCCATGAAAAACCACTTCCTGGAATTTAAATATTTTACTAATAGGAAGTTCAATCTTTCCTGTTGTTATTCCCATCTTGAGCCAGTTTCTGTAAACCGGATAACAGAACCTCGTAATCATGAACTGCTGGAGCGTTTTCCAATGCGCCTGGTCCTCTTGAACACCTGCACGAATCGATGAGTAATTGACATTTTCCAGATCGTTTGCAAGTGCGTTGTATGAAACGCCTGCACCGTTTGCCGCTCCTCTCAGCACTGCTTTGACGAAATCGCTGAAATTGGTCGTCGGATGTTTCGGATCAAATGCCTCGAACTCCATTCCATTCGGTAATTGTTGGAACGTTCCAGGCTGGAAATCTGTCAATAGATTTCCAGATGAATCCTCACCATCGCCGACGAATCCTGATCCATCTGGTGATTTAAAAAATCCGATTGCACTTGCTCCAATGCGGGATGCGACCAAAGAGCTTTCTGTATAATCCGACAGAATTTGTAGTGGACGAATTGCAGTATTGAGCCACGGAATTCCACGAGACTGCGAAGGCCGTTCCTGCATGAACAGATGGATGATTTCTGATGCTGGAACGCGTTCTGTTTCAGTGTCGAAATTGTAACTACTAAGTTGAGTTGGCGTTTTAAGTGCCTGATAGTATGCGAGAGGTTTTCCGAATTTGTTCTGCTCGATTCCCATCACAATAAATTCATTATTCTTTGTTTGAATATTATGATTGATTGGGATTGCATCACCTTCTAAAACCCAAAGCGAAAACCCAAATGGATTTCCACCCTCGGCACGCATGATCCTGATGAAGCACTCACCATCCCGTGCAAGCGTTTCCATGACGACATTCTGGATTCCTAACCAGTCCTGACGACCATCGATTGAGACATAATCAGGATTTTTCGACCACTCGAAAAACAAACGTTCCAGGTAGTTATTATCAAACTTGTCCAAATCGCCCTGCGCGTTTCTGGTCTTTGCCTGGAACTTGAAACCCCTCGGACCAATCACATTTGCTTTTGTCAGAGTGATGAACTTTTTCGCATACTCTGAATTCTGACAAAGCGACCTGGTGCGGGCGCGTATCGTTGGAAGTGCGCCTTTAAGTTCTTCATCTGGTGCGGCACTTGTTCCGGTCCATCCTGCAAAGATGTTATCGAATTTAGCTGAATCAAATTGACGTGAAAGATGAATCATCTGATCACGAGTCAATGTCTTTCTTGGTCGCTTCTTTTTAAATATGTTTAAAAATCCCATTAATAAGTGAAGCGTGTAAGGATGATACCGTTATGACCTTGGCCCTTTTTGGAGCGCTCAAGTCGTTTCTCTTTGAGCCATTCAGCACGGTAACGGTCGCGGAAAAGCAAAAGTTCGTCGACACCCATGCGCGATAAGGATCGCCCTGCAATAGAATATGAAGCCTGATCTACCGACGCGCGTCCCTCGATCACTGCTTCGATGGCAGTCAATACTTTACGCGCATGAGATTGAGGATCGGCGCTTGTATCAGTTGAAATATTCTGGACGACTTCCCACTCGCCTGATTCAAGGCGTAACCGTTCGGAAGATGATGTTTTTGTGACATACAAATTCCATTGATAAATGCCGGGCGTAAAATTGGCGGTTGTTCCATGCGCTATCGAAAACACCCATTCCCCACTTGAGTCCGATCCGCTGACAGTGAAATTTGTTGAACCGCCACCGTTCAAGGTTGCTTTGTATGCCATCGAATAAGCACTGCCAGGATAATCGCTAACATATCCGTCCTTTTTCCATGGCACCGTGTCGCCTGCAACAATTGGCGAACCGTAAAGCGCAAGCGTGGGTTCTATCGTCGGATAATTCGTTGCATCAAATAGATCGCTCAAAATCGCCTTTTATGTGAAACCCCTGAAACCCAAGGACGTCGGGTTCTTGGGTTTGGTTTTTGTTCGGGCTTGCGTTGGTCTTGTAGTCGTTTCTCAACCATATTTGTATTTACATTTAACATCGCGAATGCCGCCAGGTTTAGCACTGCTAAATCAAGTGCTTCGTTCCTGGGTCTAAGCTTGATATATTCAATTCTCGGAATTCCTTTTGAATATCGCTTAACGGCCTTTTCAGCCGTGAGTTGGAAACAGAATTCTTCATCGAAATGTTCGGGTATATGCCAAAATGCTGGTCCAGGTTCTTTAACTCGGAGTCTTGCAAATAGGACTTCTTTGAGGGTATTCGTCCCGATTGGAAATACGTTGCAATTCGCGCTATTTGCTTTTGAAGGTCTGCCGACCGCGGGTCGTCCTGATCCGCCGACGCCTTTGGATGCATTGACGCGGGTTCCTGCCATGCGTTTACAGAATTGATATACTGCTTGTGTTTCATAACCTGAATCCACGAGCGTTTGAACAATCCGTATGTCTTTTCCATTAGGATGAGACCACGAAGACCGAAGATAGTCGGAAAGCTCATCCCATACTTGAAGATTAGCCGGGGAACCGTAAAAGATTCTTTGATCAATAAAGTACAATTCGTCGGCATGCGAATGGCCGACGACCAGACATTCGAGACGATCCGCCTGAACATCGACGCCAGCGGTGAGTACAAGCACGCCAGATGGAATTGTATCGGCGTAAACCTCGCGTCTTTCGATGAGAAAATGCGTGTCGATCTGATCACTGTCCTCCTCCCAACTCTCGCTCAAATACGTATTGACCCATGTTCGTAGTATTTCAGGATGCTTCTTTGCACTTAGGAATTCACTGGCGGCTTGTCCGAGCGTAACGAATGGCGAATAGAGTCCGGAGAGATGAAAGCCTGCCACTCCCGTACAGTCTTCAGAAGATCGCCATTCACCTTTCGTAATTGCCCTTTTTCTCTCAATATCGGTCCATCTTTCGTCACATTCTCCGCATCGGTATCTTGCGGTTTCGGGTTTCCTATCAGCCCACACGACATTTGACCAATCAAGAGTCTGAAATTCGCCGCAAGCCCCGCAAGGAACCCAATACTTTCGCTGGTCGCTTGTTTCATATGCCGCCTCGATTCTTGATTCGCCTTTGATCGTTGGCGTGGACGTTAAAACAATTTTCCTGTTCCAGAATGAAACCGCCCGGCGTTTTGCCAAACTGACAGGATCACCTTCGCTCCCACTTGATGCAGGGAATCTATCGACCTCATCGAGTAGAACCAATCGGCATGAACGCGCCGCGAGGTTCGCTGGACTTTGCGCGGATGCAAGCGTTATATGACCACCTGGAAAAGTCTTGTGCATCACAGTATTTCCCGTCGATCTCGACTTCGGGTCGCTGACTAATCCCTTGAGCGCTGGCGTGTCCCTCACCATTGGCGCGATCCGATCCCTGCTCATGCTCATCGCCATTGCTTCGCTCGGAAGAACACAAAGAATCGGCGAAGGGTCGTTCTGAATATGAAATCCGATTGCGTTCAGAATCGCTTCCGTCTTTCCGACCTGGGATGCACTCATGACGATTATTTCCTCGGTTTCCGGATCTGAAATCGCATCCATAATCCCGCGTAATGGTTCGTTTAAACTTGTTTCCCATTGTCCAAATGCACTTGAAGATTCTCTTGATAATTGTCTTTCACTGTCGGCCCATTCGCTGATAGTCATTTCAGGAGGTGTCGCAAACACCTGAAATGATCGCTCAACGATCTCGTCAAGCAGTCTTTGATTCCGCTCTTCTGGTGTTTCGCCTTCGGGCGTTGCTTGCCAATTCGTTGAGGATTTTGTTAATGGCATTTTTTAATTGGTTCGTACATATCTTTGGATCATCTTGAACCGCCAAAATCGGCCCCATCTTGTTCGGCAGTGCGGTCATTTTCGTTTTGATCTTGGCAAAGGATCGCTCCCACGTTTCAACAACTGATGCAGTTTCG